TTTACTTTCGTAATGGAAAAATAGGGGTAATACCCACATGTAGTTTTTAATTACATGTCCTATATTCTAGTAAATCCATCTAGAATGAAGTTTAGACCCAATCTATTATTGGATTGGACTATCCTAAACAGGCAACCAAGGTTTAGACTGATGTTGTTAAACTCAAGGTTCCCCGTACTTAACACTGGACGTTATTGCCAGTTTAAGCGGACGCCAATACAGTAATAAGAGTAATCTTATACTTAATTAAAAAGAATTAACTAAATATGAAAAATCAAAATAAATTAATCTTAGAAAGATTATTATCTAAGTTATTTAAATTAGATTGTTCACAATTAGTTAACACCTTCTTAAACTTTGTAGATGGGATGAGAGACAAGAATGGTTTAGCATATACAATCAAGTATATGAAGTGTGTTAAACTTCATATTACTCGGTATATATGTGGTAAACCACTTAAGTCTAACTCATCAAATGTTTCATTAGATAAAGATTACTTTCCTACAAGATTCGTCTTTCTTAAGAAATTAAGTAAGACTAATCCTGATCTAGTTTTGACATTATTGTCTTATACCAGAAGCTTAGTCCCAAATAAAAATGAGACTAAGGCTAGAAAAGTATCAACTTCAACAATAACTGATCCATATAAGGGAAAGGAATATACAATTCCTAAATCCTTTATTGAATCATTTATTGCTAAATTTGATTTATCTTTATCTAAACCAGTTTATTCTAACTTAGACCATTACTTGTCACTGAAAGGATCCCCTAATGGGAAAGCCTCAGTTTCAAGTATGTGATCTATTGCATCTCACAATGTTAGAACATTAGAGTACATTAGATATCTTTCAGGTAGTTATTTTAATAACTTGAGTAACTATTATACTAAAATAGTAGTTCATTACTCGCACCTTATAGATTCTAAGAGGAATAAACTTGGAAAATTATCAATTGTTCATGATCCTGAGTTAAAAGAAAGAGTAATTGCAATGGTAGATTATACCACACAATTCCTCTTAAAACCTATTCACAACCAATTACTTAATTGTTTAAGAAAATTGGAATGTGATAGGACTTTTACTCAAGATCCATTTCACAATTGATCATCTACAAATGAAAATTACTACTCACTAGATCTTTCAGCTGCAACAGACAGATTTCCAATAGTTTTACAACAAAAATTATTATCATTATTATATAATGATTATAAATTTGGTGAAAACTGAAGAAATCTACTTGTAGAACGTAACTATGAGTTTGAAGACAAAGAGTATAGATACTCAGTCGGACAACCCATGGGTGCATATACAAGTTGAGCAGCCTTTACCTTAACTCACCATTTAGTCGTTCATTGAGCTGCCAAAAAGGCAGGTTTTGATGAATTTAAGGATTACATAATTTTGGGAGACGATATTGTTATAAAAAACAATAGAGTAGCTCAAATTTATATAAACCTTATGACTAAATGAGGAGTTGACATCTCAATGCAAAAGACACATGTATCGAAAGATACATATGAATTTGCAAAGAGATGAATTAAAGGAGGTAAAGAAATTAGTGGATTGAGTCTTAAAGGTATTCTATCAAATATTAAAAGTATTCATGTTGTTTACATGCATATCTTTAATTATTTAAATAGAAGACCTTCCTTAGACGTAGATTTACTAGTTTTGATTGGAGAATTATATAATAAACTTTTAATTGGAAAGAGAAGAAAAACTTCTAATACAATTAAAAGAGAATTATATGATTTTCACCATTCTATACGTTATTCATTTAATTTACTAACTTATGAAGAGATAAGAAATTATCTAATCAATAAGTTTGGTAAAATAGATGAATTTGTAGTATGACCTGAAGATTTAATTCCTTTAAAATTAAAGGAGATCTTAAGTCATGGAATGGTATCACATTCTTTGAGCTTGTCTAAAGAAATATCAAGTCAATACCTTAGCGTTCAAAAACTTGAAAGCTACGGTAAAGACCTGGTCAAACTCTGACCTATGATACATGGATTTAAAAACCATGTAGAAAGGTTAGAGACACTAATAAATTCATTCATAGATAATAACTTATCTTTGGTTGAACTAGTTAGTGACTTTAGACTTCAAAACTTAGACGGAATGTTGGCCAAGAGATTAGATTCTCAAAGCTTAATATTCATGGATAAGTTATGAAAAAGCTCTTTTGCTGAATACAAAAAGGAACTTCAAAAAGAGAAAGATTCTCTAGAAAAAGAACCTGAAGTTCAGCAAAGCCTTGTAAGTCACATTTGGGGTATGGCGAGAGCCACAACTCCATCTGTAACTTATAAGACAGAATATGTGGGTCTTAAAAGATGACAGGATAAATTTCAAGAAGAGATTGAATCTCTTAATGAGAACTTATTCTGATATCTTAAAGAGGAGGT